CATTTTTTTGCGGGACATTAAATGTTACAACGCCTTCGGTTGCACCGTTATTAGTGACCCCATACACCTCACGTGTTTGGACATTGCGTTCTGTCGGACTAAGTCCAGTAACACCCGGTGCACCTTGGATCCAAAATTGAGTACTTTGATTAACTGTAAATGTATAAGTACCACCTCTCAACAATGTTAATGCTGGATTAGCACTTGGAGTACCTAATGTTTCTGAAGAAATTAAGTAAGCATCTGCATCTGGTTGAACAATGAAATTTTCAGCACTATAAACGATATTAGATGCTACCACTACACGTTCAGGACCTTCGGGTAACCAATAGTATTGGTTAAAATTAATAATTGGATCTAAATTAGTAAATGAATCCCATGAATAGAATTGACTATTAAACAGTCTGTTGTTATCATTAGTTAATCCACCCTGAAGATTTAGTGCATCAATTATACCGGGATAACTTATGAAATCTTTTGCAGTAGTAGCATTTTCTTTTAAGAATACAACACCTGGATCTAATTGGTAATCGGTTCTTGTTTTTGTTGGCTCAGTTACATAATAATCATTGGCATTAACACCGTAACCAAATTTACTACCAACATAGCCCTGTATTTTTCTAGTATTTGGTTGTGCAACCAATTGGTCTAGTGTAGCCGCTAGGAATTGGCTATTGGTGTTGGTTTTGAATATTTCTGGAAGAAAATCTAGTGTTCTAATTCTTGTTGCCATTTGTAAAAATCTCTACGCTATATACTACTTATGCTATCTGTAATTCGGCGGGTGTGAGTGCTGCTATAACTAAAACATCGTTTGATGTTGCTGCGTTCACGAATATTTCGTATGGCAAACATTTAATTTCATATAAATCTCCAAAGTGCAATGATGGGTCGTTAGGAACTAATACACATGAACTTACTAGTTCACCTATGTTAGTGTGAATATATGCGCTCAACTCACTAAAATAGAAGGTGTCTCCAAAATTCCAATTGTTGATACTAAAATAATTATTCATTTGAGTTAATACTGCACTACGAATTTCACTATCACTTGCATTTGTATTAGAATTTTTAATAACTTTTATAGTTGCTCTTAATGCTGCTGCTGCTTTGGGTCCAAACAACGGTTTAAACACCACACTATTTAAGATAGCACTATCTGTTAACATTTTATAATCTTGAATTTGCCCGTACTCATTGCTCAATTCGTTGATAGTTGGTCTTGACGGCATCAGTACTGTACCGGCAGTGTCTTGTATCCAATTTTGATATTGAGTGTAATATGATTGAGTTACAACATATAAGTCAATTATGTTAGTTGTGGCAGGATCAATACGTGTAGTATTATTACTATTGTGACGATATTGAAATTGTAATCCTTGACGTCCTGGCTTCATGCTATATTGAAGTTGTTCAACCAGTTCAAAGTAAGGAGTTATCACCATTGGATCTTGCACAGTTATATAGAATTTATTTTCTGAGAATGCGTAAAATAGTTGCCCAACTGGATATTCATATTTTACAATCTCAATTTGAGTTTTTGTAGAATATTGATATGACAAACTACTTGAAGCTATTAATTCTTGTCTAGTTAAATTGATAGCATCTTGTATTGTTTCAAAAAACGCATATATTCCAATGTTAGTACTACCGGTAACATAACCAGTAATTTCATTAAAGAAATCTGGATTTGCAATAACCGTTCTATTGTTAGTGTCAATACTAGCAACTTCAACTTCAAAGTCATTTATATAACCATCACTCTCAACAGTTTGACCAATGATACTAGCCGTGACTGGTTGACTTAGTGCATAGTTTGAATTAGGTTGAGTATTGGTTTCTAAGACTTTTACAAAGTCTTGTAATATAATACCAGAGAAGGGGTCATACACTAATTTACCTGATTCATAAGTGAATCGTGTATCTGATACACTACCAAAATAATAAGCCAATGAACGATAAGTTACAGTATATCTATTATATCCTACACTTTCAAAGTTAACAAAATAATTACTTGCATTGTATATGTCTACACTCCAACGAGTTTGAGCAACAGTCAATGAGTTATTGAAAACTAATGAGAAGTTTTGTTGTAAATCTAATCTAACAATACATTCTTGTATAACGCTATTTGGCAATGTGTTACTGAATGCGGGCAATACTGTGGTAAGTATAGCTCCTGCAGGGATGTATCCGTTAAGTGTTATTGGTCCTGTTCCGTTTGCAAACTGACCTATTCCGTTATTAAAACCATCTCCAATAACATTTAACACAGTAGTCCAAATATATGTTACATCTGAAGGGCTTGCAACACCGCTTACCAATCTATTGTTCTTATCGAAATAGTATCCAGACGGTGCTACGAATTTTAATAATGCACCTGATGTTATATATTTTGCATTATATGTTGAATAAGTTCCAACCGGTACAGGCGTATCTGCTCCGTTTGTTATGTTATAAAAATAACCTGTTAAGCTATTGGCATCTACTGTACTAGTTTGCCAAAATAATGTTCCATCACCTGATGCGCTATTAATTGAATATCTAGTATAGTTTTGAGTATAGTATTGTACTGACCTATTATCTGCTAATATAGCAGCTAATGTACCAGTCAAAAAGGTAATGATATCTCCAGTACTGTTTATAGTTAATGTAGAATACCCATTAGTATCATCTAACCAAACACCACCGTCATTTGCATAGCTATTTGTGCTACTGTATTTTCCAGTTGGGTCAAGTAAATCTAAATTTTTACTTACACCTACACTACTACGATTGATAGCTTTTGATTTAATAATCGAACTATATAAAGTATAAGGGAAGTTATTATAATCTTCACCGTTAACCATACGATTCTGTGTATAGTAACGACTAGGAGCACGTTGTTTAATGTTAGCAAGACTTTCACGAACTTGTGCGTTTGACACAGGAATTTGTAATGACAAACCTATCGTCAATGTTTCAATACGTCCAATTCTACTTACATAGTTAATTGATACTGAAAGACCTTGCATTTCAGTAGGTTGAATTGTGTATGTTAGTGCATTACCTGCACGAACATATGCCCTAAAAGAGCCGACTGGAATTTGACTGAACACACCGTCACCAAATATATAACTAACTTGGTCATTGAATCTGCTGTTTACAGAATATATTTGTTTGACACTACCTTCAGTTTGAAGGTATGCATCAGCGTAAATGTTATCAACTTTTTTCCATAATCCAAAAGTACCGTTAGCTTGACTTAGTTGATATAACCAAGTGTCAGTATTATTAACACCTTGTATATCACCAATATCAATCACTTGGTTAGATATTTGATTCTGTAGTGTAAAGTCAAAATTTGTCAATGAACCTTGCTTGAAATAAAAGAAGAATCCTGTGTTTGGACTACCATATCCTAACTTGTCATTACGATATAGCATGTTAAATTGATTAGTAGGTCCAGGTGGTAATTCATATATGTAATTTTCACCTACTGTGCTTGTACTAACTAATTCAAAATTCATGCTCATGCCGTTAACTACAGTGCTAAACGGTACTGCAGGAATCGATCCTGCAGGAATCTGCAACGTATATTCATCAGTCTTTACGCCAAGAATTTGTGCTGTATTAGCCGGTAGTCCAACACGCTGTGTATTGATTAATGCAGCATTAATAACAGTATTGTATTGTTCTAACCAATTTGGATTAGCCGGATCATTCCATAATATGGGAGTATTACTTAAGTTAAATCCATTCAAATCAGTAATATTTTGAGTAGTACGGATGCTGGTTACTTTTAAATAACCTTCTGCTGTTAAGTTTCGTTTAGGAGTATAGCTTACAAGATTAGCTAATTTTATAACACTATCTCTACGTTCAGCAGTATCGATGAAGTTTTCGCGGGTATTCAAGTCGTTACGGAAAGCAAGACCTTGTCCCATAAACGCCATAACGTCAAGCAATGCGATAAATTCTGAACTTTCAATGTAGTCATTGAATGTTTCAGGATAGTATAAACGTAGATAATCTATGAAACTTTTACGCAATGTTTCATAATCATAACTTCTAAAATCGGCTTGATTGAAGGTTTGGTAAATGGCTTTCCAGTCATTTACACCGAATAATGCTGATTGTCTTGAACTTGTAGCCATAAGTATTCTCTTTTAAGTATTTATCATACCTGAATACATGGGTTTTTTAGGCTTATCTAATAGTTGCTTGGTTCGTAGCACTACTAAAGAAAACACTTAGTAAATTAGCTTGATTGAATGGGGAAACTGCCATTTCAACTTCTAACAATATTCCGTTTTCTTGAGGGTATGCTTTAACGGTGTTTATCAATAATCTAGGGTCTTGCGAAGCTACCCTACGTATTTCATTCTCTAATTGAAACTGTACATCAGCCGTATTCGGTTCAAAAACAAATCTCCAAAGAGTAGTCCCGTATCCGGGCTGTCCTACTTTTTGTCCTTGTTGAA